CTAAGCATATATTCGGTTATGTGTCGCGTGCAGCTGCTTTTAGCTGGTCTTGACGTCAACCTCGACAGTTGTATACACAGATGGTTTGGCAGCGCACTTGATGCGGACCTTAACTTTGCCAGCAGCAACACCTGTAAGCACGCCGTCATTGGTAATAGTTGCGATGGAATCATCGCTTACGCTAAACAAGCAACGTTGAGATGCTGTAGAAGGTGTAACTGTAGGTGTCACTGTTACAGACTTCTTAACGGTGAGCGCTGCGATGGTAGCGGTAACGCTTTCTGGTAGAGACGTGCCAGCCGCAGGCGTTACATCGGTAAACGCGCCATTTTGAGCGATTGAGCAGCTAAATGGCATACGGTCGGAAGGCGCTCCATCAGGTGCATCAACTTTAATGTCTTTAATGGTGCAGTTAGCTTGTTTCACTTGGCCATTAGGCGAAGTAATGCGGTATTGGGTGCGGCGGTCCTCGCCTGTGAGGTCTGCGATACTAGCAACGAAGTTCTGGAAGTCGTCAGTAAAGCGGCGATAGCCTTCAGGGCTGAACCCGCGAGTAAGCTTAGTTACCTCGGTTTCGGTGTTGCCTTCGGAATCATAGAACTCGTCTTCAGAAGTCTCTTCCGAAGCATCGTTGGTGATGTTATTAATGCCGGGTCCTACCCACGCCCAAGTCTCGGTGGCCTCGTTTGGTGTGATGTTGACCTCAAGAATATTGGTGTAGTTCTGCGCGTATCCTAAATCGCTCATTAGAACCATTCCTTTCTTAGTACTTTAATCCTTGCTTCTACTGTCCAGATGAAGCGCCCTGAAGCATCCCATGGAACAGGTATGGGAAGGTCTACTTGGCGACTTTCATACTCATAAGAGCCGTTTTTAGAGTCCAGCGACTCGCGCATAAGCGCTGAACGAATCTTGTCGGCTATGTTTTGGCCTTGTGCTTGATTGACCATGCGCACGCTTACAGTTACGCGATATGTCTCTATGGTGTCGGAGTCATAAAATGCCACATCGGTGTCGTTAAGACCGAAGCCAAGTACGATAGCTTCTGCATGTACTCGCGCGTCTGGCATGGACAGAAACACAGTGCCAACGCGCTCGCGCTCGAGCATGTCTTGGATGACTTCTAGCAGGTCGAAAGATTCCTCTGTGTACATTTATTCCCCCTTGAATAGCGACTGTGCATAATCTGTTAAGTCGTCGCCATAATCGCGCATGAAGTGTTCGTCCCAGTGGTCAGTTGTGCCAGCTGTGGTGTGATTCATGGCCACGTAGTACTGCGCGGCCGCATAAGGCGTATTCCATATAAGCAAACCCTGCTTATATTTGGAGCTGCTAGGCTCGCTACTGCGAAGGGTAGACTCGTCTTGTGGCACGTATTTGCGCATACCTAGCGCGGCTCTCATAGATACGAGCTCAAGGCGGTTGGTCTGCTCGCTTGTGGACACCATCTTTTCAAGGCCGCTTAGGTTGACTTTAACCGTCACGACAACTCACACTCCCAATGGTGTATGCGACCAAAAGCCTTACAGGCTGTGCATTTGGTAACACAGCTTTCGGAGTCTTCGTTATTGATGCGAACAAGCGTTCCGACTGGTAACTCAAACGCTCCAACCGTATTAGTAGCATCAATAAACAGCTTGCCTTTAACGCCACTAGCTAGCGCATAACCATTGCCTATAGCGTCTTGGTTCTGCTGGAAGAGCACAGGAGCGAGCGTTACAGCCGCACTGAACTCACCGCCGTAGTTGGTGTGAGTATCTAGTGGTGTGCGTACCTCTGCGCTGTCTCCCATCATGTTAACGGGGATGCCCTGCATTAGTGCACCCCCGAATACATAAGGCCTGTGCCAGCGAGTTCACGTCTAATCGCTTGAGCCACATCGCGCGTATAGGTTGTAGCACCATCGTTGCTGTAGCTAACCGAGAAATCGCCGACTTTAGCAGACGTGATTCCTTCCATGCTGCCACGCGAGTAGTTATAGCTTGCGTCTATGTCTGCTACGGCACACACAGCGCGAATGTAGGCCACTGAATCGTCGTCACAAACAGGCTCGTTGTTACCGACAACCTCGTCAACCACGCTTTGAGCGTAGGCTAACGTTGACGCGATCATGTCGGATGCAACTAAGTCGCGCCCGTATTGAGCGTATTCAGTCTCGGTAACAACGATGTCCATGTTATTCGCCTTTCTTGCCGCGCTTGGGCTTAGCTGGTGCTTCGCCTTCTGGCTCTTCAGTCTCTTCGACTGGTGCTTCGCCTTCTGGCTCTTCAGTCTCTTCGACTGGTGCTTCGCCTTCTGGCTCTACCTCGTCGAAAGTTTTTCCTACGGTCTTCATGCTTGCTCCTTATTGATGAGATACATAAATACCAGCACGCTTGTTCTTGTATACGTCCAGCACGCCGTATTTGCGGTACTTAACGATGTCAGCGTCTGCATCAGGGTTAGCATCAGCAGAGATAACAGTAGGACCTGCAACGTGGCGGTCGTATTTGATAACCGCTGGAGTGTGAGCGATGAGGAAGTTAATCGGTTTAGCGCCTGTAGCTGGTTTCCATCCGCCTGCAATCTCGTCCTCGGAGCGTCCGTCTAGCAAGTCGACAGCAGTATAGAAGCGAGACTGTGGCACCTTTACGATGCTAGAGAAACCATCCAAAGCTTCGCGGGACTTGGTAGTGTCGAGTGCTTTAACGCTCTTCAAAAGGGTAGGCGTAACAAACAACACACGCTGCTCTTCAGGAACCTCGTCCTCGTCCATCTTGGTTGTAGCGGTCAAGAGTGCTTCCAAGAACTGCTCGCCGCCTGTAATGGTTGCAGTATCGGAAGTTATGCTCTCGACAGCGCAAATCTTGGCGAAGGTCCACGCGTCGGCTTCTGGTGCTACATGGTTGCGCAAAAGCGCGTTAGCGGCTTGACCAAAGGCGAGGTCGAAGGACTCTTGATTGTCCATAACATCGACCATGATTTTTGTGCCACGGTCGTAGTCGGCTGCAACTGTTACCCAGTCAAGCTTTACGCCGCTGTTGGCGGTATATCCACTGTTGCGGTCGTAATCACCAAGACCGCCAACCTCAATCTGCGGATAGCAGAACTCTTTGGCGTTCGAGGTCGGCTTTAGGGAAGCTGGCGAAGAGTTAAGGACGCTTGTTACAGAAGCTTCTTTGTACACGTCGTCAAGAATAGTCTGAATTGCTGTAGGCAATGTAATAGCGTTAGCCATAATCTATGCTCCTTACTTAGTTTTAAGCCCCATCAGCTCGCGCATATGCTTGTTGCGCTCGTCTTCGGCTGACGGGTTACCTTTGGGGTTTCCCCCTGTACCTTTATCGTTGGCGGTCGAGTTGAACAGATACGGCGCGGCTTCTTTCAGCTTGTCTATATCGCCGTCAAACTCCGACAATCGCGCACGAGCGGCCACGGTGTCGTGACAACCTGCTTTCTTAAGGGCGCTGTCAGTCTCGGCTTGCTCTTGACTCGCTTTCCATTCCTCGAACTCGGCCTTTAGTCCCTTATAGCCTTCGAGCTCTGCCTTAAGCTGATCGTTTTCGGCCTTAGCTTTACCCAAGTCGCGCTCGTATTTGTTGCGGTTCACAGTGCTACCTGCTGGTGCAGGAGTAGGCGCCGCAGTCGGTTCTGGTTCGGGTGTAGGCTCTGGCGTGGGGTCAGGCGTTGGGTTTGTCTCGGGGTCTGGTGTTGATTCTGTCGGCGTTGGTTCTGTGTCTGCCATGTTTCGACCTTTCTAGTCAGTGTTTGTTTGCCGCGCTTCACTGCGCGAGTTGGCTTGTGCAAGATTTCCGCTCTTGTGGGCGAAGGTGCAGCTGTTGCCGCCGCTGCTCGCAATTGTGAGTATCAAACATGTGTCGCTTAAAAAGATAAAGCCCCGCACTCGGCGGGGCTGGGAGGTTGGAATTTCTACATTGGGATATTGTGTCTTTTATAGATTGTTAAAGCTTTTAGGATTAAGTCAGAAAAAGTATTCCATTCATTAGAATCTAAATAGTCCATCATCTCTTGAGCATCGTTGTCGTCTACAAGCATGGAACCTATTCCCATTACAAAATCGCGGTCATCCCATGTTGCATACAGCTTTTCTTTTAACGTTTGTTTTGTTTTGCTTAGGCTCATTTGTCCCAACCGCTATCTATCGGTATTTTGCCTATGATGATAGCATCATCTGGCCAGTTGTTTACAAATGTATAAATATAATCTCCGATTGCCTTCACGCATATCTCTTGTTGTTTTTGCTCTTTGCTAAGGTTTGTCCTTATTTCCGACTGTATACTTGCATATTCTTGCTTTGATAATCTAATAGGCTCAAACGACCCAGCCGAATCAAAAGCCCCTGAACCTTTCTTACTTGCTGTTACCTTAGTTTCAGTAGCTTCTTCAATGTACTTTGAAATATAGGAAGGTAGTTCTTTGTTACCTGTGTGATAAGCGCCCCAAGCTTCTGCCCAAGCTTCATTTGGACTGGTTAGCATGTCGCATTTAGCTTCGCTCGCCCAACGTGCCGCATCAGCTTCAAATCCATTCGGAAGGCCAACTTGCTTTTCATATACATGTCCCATTTCATGATATGCAACAGATTCTCCGCTCTCGTTGAAATACCACGTGCGGCCAGTTTCCTTTTTGTATTGATTGTTAAAGGCTGATTTCTTTGTGGCTATTGAATCTAGGTTTTGATTTTTGCCAATATTTATACCAACGCGCCAGCCTGTTTCCATATCAAGGTCAGAGCGATTCTTTGTTATGAGATAGAAGTTAGCTGATTCGTTTATGGTTATGCCGTGGTATGTGCGGCCATTGCCAAACTTTCGGTCCATTGCTTTTTCAAGCGATTTAGCAGAGGTAACAGAGCGTGGCCTTAAGTTTTCTGGAAGTGTTGCTATAGCACGATTGCATATATTGGCGGCTTCGAGCGGAAGGTCGGAGTAATTAGCATAATACACTCCTAGTTTTTGGGCATACGTTACTGCTTCAGCTGTGGTTGTTGCTGTTTTAATTTGGTTAGCCTTCTTGATTGTTGCTGGTTTGGTCGCCTTCGTTATGGTGTTATTCTTGCTGGCTATCTTCGGCATATCGCCTGCCCACTCGCGGTTCGGGTGTCGCGTTAGAACTGACGTACCCTTCTTACACTTAGCGTTAGATTCCTCTATGAATGCGCGCATAGCGCTTTGACGGCTGGCCAGCTTGTCCTTAGCTTTAGACAACTCGGTAAGTGCTTCAATGCCGCCTTGCTTGTCGTATATCTGCTGTGCGCCGCGAAGTTCGCGCTTGGCCGCTCTAATTTGACGCTCATAGTAGCGCTGCTTTTGCGTGAGGTTGTAAACCTCGTCATTACTAAGGCCGCTCGGGTGCTTTGGGTCAGGCGAATAGAAGCGCTTAGCACCATGCTTGTAAGGACCAAACGAATGCCGACAGTTGGCACCCAGAAGGCCATCAACTGCGCCGTAATTAGTCGAAGTGTAGAAGTCGTTATAGGTTACACCGTCAATTTTAACCGTACCATGCAAGCTATAGCATCGCCCTTGCCAGACAGCGTGTGTGGGTCTAGCGCCTTCGTGGCTTGATACCTCTACAAGAGCCACATCCATATCGTTTAGACGCTCTAGCGTCATTCTAGCGCCGTCTTGTGCAATCTGTGTGCGAATGTGTCTGCGCACAGCCACATCAACCGCATTGGTTACAGTACGTATGCCAGTAGCGGCGTTTTGGTAATTCACTACCGAAATACCGTTGCGCTCTAGGTTGCGCACGGCTGCATGTAGTGCTTTCTCGGTGGTCTTGTTGCCAGTGTTCACCTGTGTCACAGCTTCAATAGAAGCGTTTAAGAACGCTTGTTTAGCGCCTTCGGCCATACGTAGGTTATTGCGTGCTAGCACCTGCGAGATGCCCGACACAGTAGCTTTTACTTGTTGTGGCCACATCGGTGTACCTTCGCCCAAGCGTGCTATATCGTCAGCATCCGACATCTTGAGATACTCGGTTGCAGTCTCTAGCGCCGCTTGGTCTATAGCATCTTGGTTGTTAGCTATTATCTCGCGTAGCTTAGGCGCGTGTGTCTGTGCTAGCAGAGTTAGTGCTGTGGTGCTTTTTTGGTCCAGCACATTGCCGTCTAGTAGCTGGTCAACCAAATAGTCCAACATCTCTGATTCTATCTGGGTGTATACAGCCGCGACCTTATCGCCTGCGAGGTCTATGTCATCCGGACTAAGCATTAAAAGCCTGTGTCTATGACAGCTTCACTTGGCACAGCCGCGCGAGCTTCTTCTTCGCTGAAGCCACAATAGCGCGTAAGGTAGCGCACCTTCAGTTCTGGCACGCCTAACATGCTTATCTCGGTCAATGCCATGTTCTTGTCGGTTTGAGTGTCGGTAATAACCGAATCGTCAAAGTCTATACACACGCCAGCATCGGGGCTAACGCTTGTATTGCAGATTGAACTACACACGCCAGCAACACCCGCAACAATGCGTTCAAGTGCTTTACCTAGCGCGTTTTGGTGCTTCTTTAAGGTACGTGCAAGCATGGACGAGTCGCTTACAACTTCGGTTGCAGTCTTAAGGCCGCCTGCATGGTCCCATTGCCAATAGTTGTCTCCAAGTCCACACGATATAGAGAGCATCTTTAAGCCAGCGTTAATCGCGCTCGTGTTCTCTTCTACGCGCAAATCAGGCTGGACCACATTAAGCGGCGTCTGTCCTTCATCTGCTTGAGACACCTTAAACATGATGTCGTCAGCTTCGCCAAAGGCGCTGTACTTAGTAATAGTCTTGCCGTTGGGGTCCTTCTTCATGGTCTTTTTAATCATGGTGTCCGAAACAAATATCTTCGGACGCGCCACGCGCATATGAACCAAGTGCGAAGTCAGCGCTTCGTCTGTAGCTTTAATCGCGCTATACGCTCGGTCGTAGACGCTTGCTCCCATAGCGCAATAATTGAAGTGTGTATTGCTAACAGCAGGCTTCACAATAGCAAATGTTGGGAAGGTAGAGCGCGTGTTAAAGTCTGGCAGCACGCTTTCAAGATACACTTTGGTGTGCTTCTTCACATCGAACAGTTGCGTCAATATGTGATACGTATCGTCTATGATAACGTGCGCTTGGCACTGGTCATAATCTTGGCCATCGTACTCTACTCGTGTAGCAAATGCGCATTGCGTACAGTTGGTGGCCGACCATGTGAGCGGTAGTATCTGTGTTGCGTCGTATTCCTCAATCCTAATATCCGCATCGGGGTGCACCATACCGTCATTATCCACACCAAACACGTTAATTGCCCAAGCGCCAGTGCCCAGAGCGAATGCGCGCGAAACAAAGTCTGCATGAGCCACACCGAAGTTATCGAAGTGATCATCTATGACAGCTTGCATCGCTGCATCTTCGGATGTGATTTCTAGCTTTTCGTTCATGAGCAAGTCTGCCCAAGCATCAGACACAAGTACCGCAGGGTAGAGTGTCTCGCGTTCCATCTTAAACAGCTGCTCGTTTCGCCGCTCCTGATACTGATACCAGTCATTGCGAGCCGTATACCAGCCAAAGTACTCATTCACTTTGGATGTCATTCTTGTATCGGGGTTGTAGCCTATCTGCGTTAGCCATTCCTCCATATAGGAATATTGCCCTCTTTGCTCTGCCATTTACATACCTGCCTTTATCCATACGCCAGCGGCGTAACCTACAGCGTCTATTGCGTCATCGTCTATCTTGGGTAGTGTCTCTGTAATGTCGCCCGCAGGCGTGATTACGTATTCGAGTGCTGGGAATTGTTTAGCGGCCAAAGGCGCCGTTACAGGGTCAATCACAATCTTGGAACAGCGATTAAACCAGCGCACGCGCTCACGTGGCGAACACACGCCCTGTTTGTAGCACTTGCGAGCATTAAAGCCTTGCTCTTGGTAGTAGCGAATCATGCCAGCAGCTGCGCTATCACACCAAAGGTCTGCGCCTTCTTCGCCAAAGTCTGCCAAACGCTCACGAAGGACCTCAACGGTTTTGGTGTCATGCGCATCACTGCCTGTAGCTGTATCCTCGTCAAGCACATAGAGTGTGTGCGTATCTACGTCATATGCTACGCGCTCATGTACCCAAGGGTGAACGCTGCCAGCGTCTACGCCGTGTGCTATGACATCTAGCGTGGCGCGTTCCTCTTTCGTGATTTCGCGCACCTCGATTATCTCGGGGTCTATAACGTTGGCACCTGTGCCTACAGCTTCGCCATCGTATTCGTGTCTATACGCCTTAGGGTTGCGCTTCTTGAGTGCATCAGCAACCGCCCAGAAGGTATCGCCTAGCCAGTCTTTCGGCGCGTCTCTAAAGTGAGAGCGGTGCAGTATTCGTCCTGGCTGCACCTCGTGAGACTCCTTGTTAACCCAAGCGTTAACGCTCATTGGCGGGTTGTAGCTAATGAAGCTCCACGTAGGAAGGTCGGAGCCGCGAAGCACAGTCTGCTTAACATTGCGGATGTAGTTATAGCCCGGGAACTGCGAGCCTTCTTCAAACCATAAGTACGCGCAGTATCCTTGCTCGAACGCTAAGCCTTTAAGTGGACTATCTTCAGGGTTTACATTATCAGCACCAAAGAACACGATCGTGTTACCAGTCGGCTTATGTGTTGCTTGCAGTGGAGACTTACCCCACGTAAATTCATCACTAACGCCTAGCCTGCGAGCCGCTTTCTTGCATTCGGCGTAAACACTTGTGCGCAGCTTGTTGGTGCGATTGCGCATACACACAGCATTACGGCCAGCCACACTACTAACGCCAGCTACTATCTCTAATGCAATAGTGGAGGTTTTAAGCGAACCACGCCCACCTTCTAGCCAATATTCTTCGTATTTATGCGCTGCTATGTCTCGGTGCAGGTCCACGAACGCTTTACCCAAAAGCATACCGAAATCAAACACACGTTCTTGTTGCTCTTCCTTCTTGTCTTCTGGGAGTACGTCTAGAAGCTTAGAGCCAGACTGTAGCATCAAGTTGGCTGTGTCTCTATCTACTTGGCCGTCTTGGTTGATGGTATCTTTCAGCAAATCATAAGCACGCTTGTTCATGTCTGCCATGCGGTCTATGATTGCTGTTCTTGATGCTACAGATTCACGTGCAGCTTGCTCTGTGAGTTCTTGTAACCTTGCGTGAACCTTGGGTATTTGCTCAGTACGTGAAGCCTGACTATCTACGTTTTCGTCTTTCCACTTCACAGCCTTTGGGTACGCTTCGCGATAGGCTAGACGCTGTGATAATCCTCGCGCTCTAGCCCTACAGTATGCTTCTTGTGCCTGTGTCAATCCTATTGTCATGCGCTTATAATTGCGCAAGTGTCGCTCTTAAATACAACGAGCGGCCTAGTATCTAACTAAGCCGCTCGCCGCACAAAAGGAGGTCAAACGAAGGACGTGGTAAACCTTCGAGTGTAATTATCTTTTACGTGTCGCTCCTGTTTGTCTAATAACGCTGTTGACTGTCTCTATCAGCCATAAAACCAATATGGTCAAGAGACCCACTAAACCAACGCCAACTATTACACCTAAAGCAAGTCCAATACCTTGCCAGACT